ATGGGTATGCAGAGCAACCATGGTATGGATGCTGTGAGCGTTGTGCAAGCCCGAAATGGGCTGAAATCTCAGCTCAACCCGTTTACAACGCGCTGGTTGGCGGTATGACGAGCGGATCATACTCACAGGGTCTGAGGGTGCATAGCGATGTGCTTTCAAGTAGAGTAAGCGCCCAAAACGCCGCCGAAAACGCCGGAGGTATCGTCTCGTCGTGTCGCAATCCCGCAGCAGTCACCAGGTTCGAGGGCGCATTGAGAGCGCCAATGAGACCGGCGTCCGCATCGCTGGCGAGTGGTACAACCGCTCGCGCTTTCACCCCGTCGACCTACCGAAGGCCGGCGCCGAGGTCGTCTTAGCCGTGGACGACAAGGGCTATATCCACAGCGTCGAGCCACTCGAGGACGGCGAGGAGATGCCGTTTGTCTCAGCCGAGTCGGCCACACGGCTGTCCGTCCTGCAGGCCGCGGCCAACTTCGCCGCTGGGCGCAGTGACATCAAGAGCAGCGACGTGCTGCGTATCGCCGAGGTTTGGCTGGAATGGGTCGAGCGTGACGCCGGCTGAGTTCGAGGAGCTGGCGGGGCCGCTCGGCGATCTCGAGGACTACTTGAGAAAACAGGCCACGCTGGCGCGGGCTATCAAACATGAAGCCGACGCGCTGAGTTTCGATGAGGCCTTGCGCATGGCCATCGCCGTCCACGCCTACTGCCAGCTCATGGTCGAGAAAGATTGAGCTTGGTCGATTTACGAATGTTTATCGTGGGCAAATGGCCGGACCAATGAGTAGTTCTTTCGTTGAACTGGTCCGCGAGATGCGCGAAGGGCAGAAGCGGTACTTCCGGGATCGGACCCAAACGGCACTGAGGGAATCGAAGCGGTTGGAGCAAGAAGTTGATGAGCGAGTGAAGTTCCTCCAAGTCAACAACCCGCCGCTGCGCCAGGAAGAACTTCCAGTTAGCCAGACCTAATGGCAGATAAGTCGGCCAAACGGTGAGAGTCTTGGTCGCCTGCGAGTTTTCGGGCGTGGTCCGCGATGCCTTCCGGGCGCGTGGACACAATGCCTGGTCCTGCGATCTGCTGCCCACCGAACGCGAGGGACCGCATATCTTCGGCGACGTGCTCGAGGTTATGGGCTGGGGCTGGGATCTGATGGTCGCCCACCCACCCTGCACCCACCTGTGCCGAGCTGGCGATCGCTGGTACAACCGCTCGCCCGAACGGCAAGCAGCGCTCGAGTTCGTACAGGCGCTCTACGCCGCGCCGGTGCCGCGGATTGCGATCGAGAATCCACGCGGACTCAATCGCTTCTGGCGACCGGCCGATCAGGTGATCCAGCCGTGGATGTTCGGCCACGGCGAAACGAAGGCGACGTGTCTGTGGCTCAAAGGATTGCCGCCGCTACTGGCGACTGCGGTACGCACTGAGCGTGTGCCGCGCGTATTCTTCGCAGCTCCAGGGCCTGACCGATGGAAAGAACGCAGCCGTACGCTGGCCGGCATCGCCGCGGCAATGGCTGACCAGTGGGGCGCGCTCGAGCAGCGCGCTGCTTGAAGGACCAAAAATGAGTAGCTCTTTCGTAGAACTGGTGCGCGAGATGCGTGAGGCGCAGAAGCGGTACTTCCGGGATAGAACCCAAACGGCACTGAAAGAATCAAAGCGACTGGAGCAAGCAGTGGATGAGCGAGTGAAGTTCCTCCAGGTCAACAACCCGCCGCTGCGTCAGGAAGAACTCCCAGTTAACAATTTGGCCGATTGAATTGTGGTTATGACGACCAAAGAACGTGAGTCCGAGCGGTTCGACCGCTGGTGGACTACTCAAGATTGGGACGGCGCCTATGAGGATGTTGCGTGGGATGCATGGTGGGAAGCCGTCCGCGATGCGACCGACGAAGAGATCATTGAGGTTCTGCTGCCCGATCAGGAACAAAAGCGCGAAATACGCGAACTCCGCGCCCAGGTCGCTCGACTGCGGGCTATCGTGCAGGATCACTCGCTGTCGGCGCAGCAGATCGTCCAGCGGCTCCGAACGCACTTTGACCGAACTAAGCCCCGTGATATCGGCCAAACCGATGCCTGAAATTCTTGCGTTCCTGCTAATTGGGTTGCCGTTCGCGTTGATCGTGGCGACCATGCTGGTGTTCGGCTTTGACCATTCATAAGCCCCGTTATGACGATCAAGCGTAAGCACATCAAACGGTCGCTACCGCCGCGCCTCACGTTCAAGTGGTGGCTCTTGGTAAAGGTGGGTTATTGCGATGGAGCACAATCGTGCTGGCTCTGGAGGAATGATGCCTTTTATCGACTGGAACGCTGGCGCTGATGACTGACAAGGCCGATGGAACCTGCCTGGATTGCGAACACGGTTTAGATCACACGCATGGCGACCAGTGGGTCGAGATGCCAGACCCGGAACATGTGCCCGCCCCGGAACGTGTGACTGAGTGTCCGGTCTGCAAGTTCAACGTTGCTGAAGTCAAACGGCTGCGCACGGCACTCGAACAGATCGCCCAATATGCGGATGGGGTCAGGGTTTGCATTCCCGATCCGTGCCAGCAGGAAGCGTTAGACCGATATAAGGGCACTTAGGTCGGGTAGGTGGGGACGGGACGTAGGCCCGCGAAAAGCCTACGCGTATTCCCGTTCGGCTGACCCTATGGGGGAGGGGCCACCCCACCTCACGCTGCGCGGCGGTAGCACCTCGCGGAGCAGTACAGGCCCCAGCCCTTCAGAGCCATCGACCGTCGCACCCTGAATGGCCGCTCGCAGGCCTGGCAGCGCCGCTCCAACACGAGCTCCAGCCGCGCGGCGCGCAATGCCATCCATTCGGACGTCGTGAGCAGCGCGAGATGCCGCGGCCGGACGCAGCGAGGATTGCCACACGCTCGAGCCATGCGTCGGCGCCGTGTTGTCCGTGGCCATTCGCCGAAGGCACACCGCCACGCCACGTGTGTGGCCGGCATCTCACGGCCACCGACTCGCAGACGCGGAATGCCGCGCGCGGCCAACGGTGTGCGCCAGAGCCAGCAGTCCTCGGTGACGAGGACGTGCCGCATCAGGCGCCGCCGCAGGTCAGAACTGGTATCTGGCATAGCCTCTGCTCTGGTGGCGTGGCGCAGTCGAAGTACCGGGTGCTGCGGCCCGCGTGTCTGGGGTGGGTTGCGGTGATGCCACCAGAGTGGCGACCCGGCCGCTGCGCCTCCTGCCTAGAGCAGCCGCGCCACAGCGAGGGCGGCAAACATGCCGAAGACCACTGTGGGGCTGTTCGGCACTACGCCGATCAGGCCCAGGATGGCGAGCAGCAGGACGAGAACAGCGATGATCCAGCCGATGCTGAACACCGGCGCGGCGACTTGAAACTGCACACTGGCCTCCTTGTGAAGATCGACTTTCATGGATTGGTATCCTTGGGTGAGTGGTCCCTGCTGGATACGAGCGGCTCCCTGTACGGCTGCTGGACAAGATTGACTTTGGCGCTGACTGCTACATAGCGCGAGGTGCTCCCAACCGTGCCAAAAACGGCTACACCCAGACCATGCTGAGCGGGCGGCAGATGGTGACCCACCGTTGGGTCTGGCTTCTGATGCGCGGCCCAATTCCTGACGGGTTTGAGTTGGACCACTTGTGCAAAAACACCCTGTGCGTTCGCCTGGATCACCTTCATCTTGTGGATCACCGCTGGAACGTGCTGCGCGGCAATGCCCCACCAGCGCTCCAGGCAGCGCGCCACTTCTGCATTCGGGGACACGTCCTCGATGGAGAGAACCTGTACCGCGATTCGCGTGGACATCGTCAGTGTCGGGCCTGTGAGCGCATCAGGTCAGCCAGACGACAGAAAAAGGTCCGAGCCGCTCAAAATCAGGGCGACTGAGGATGTCGTACACGCCCTTGTATCCGGGCGCTGAATTGGCAATCCATATATTCGTCCCGCTTACGCCTCTGATCGAACACCAGTGATACCAGGCAGCCCCAGACATGAGGCCCGTGGTGCCCTGAGCGATGCTGAAGACGGTGTCGAAGTCCAGCCAATCCTGCTGGCTGTCCTGGCCGTAGCCATCGAGCACGGCGCGGAGGGCCGAGCCGCTGGCGTCCATCAGCCCGTACGTCGCGTTGATGTTGTCTGGGTAGCCGATCTGGTAGACGGTCTGCTCGCGGGCGTTGTAGACGTCCCAGCCGACGTAGTCCAGAGCCGTGGCCCGCAAGACCCATTCGAGCGAGCAGGCCGAGCAGGTCCAGCCGTACAGTTGCCCAGGCATGCTCGCCTCGGCGTCCCAGGCTGGCAGACTCGGCTCATAGCTGCTATCGAAAGGGGCACCGTTTTACGGTGTTCTCGCTTTCGTAGTACCAGTACTGGGCGTCGCGCCCCAGGGTCAGGGAGACTTTGTTCCCTTCATCCAAGATGATGTACCGCTCGTCGGAGCGGGCCTCGTCGTTGTTGTTGGCGAGGGCCTCGGCGATCCCAGGGCCGTAACTGAAGTCGGTCATGCCGGGCTGCCCACGATGTGATCGCCGTCGGCTGAGACGTAGGCAGGGTCGTAGCGCATCAAGTTGTCGTACTCGGCCATGTCATGGATGACCACCACCTGATTGCCCTGGCCGACACCACCACCAGACGGCTCCAGGCCGACAACCAGACGTGTGGCCTGGTTCATGACCACCTGAAACATGGTCGGCGAGTTCTCGTACGCTTCGATCTGGGCGGGTGTATCCAGCTGCCAGCGACCCATTCCGTCCATGCGATTGACGTTCAGGCGAACGTGCGATTCGCCCAGGGCGTCAGTGTCAGCTGCCGTCACCTGGGCGCACGCGCACCCCTCAGCGTTGACCTTGTTGACGAACATCTGCTGCACGTTGGGTGCGTCCGCGCCGCCACCGACTGGATGGGTGCTCACGCCGCCGCAGCCGTCCGGGCACTCCAGCACGATGAAATTGTGGTTGTCGGAACCGTCCAGGTCGGTGGACCAGTGGATGTCGGCGGCGGCGATGGTGCCACTGTGGCCGAGCTCGTCATAAACACACTCAATCGACCCGTCAGGATTGAAGGTGATTGGTCTAATGCTCATTAGGGATTCGCCTCGATGACAAAGTTATTCCCAGCGGAACCCGTATCACTGACGTTGAAGTTGCCAGTAGTCGTCACGGTCACTTGAAAACTCAGTCCCCCGGCGCTGACATAACTAAAAGATGGCTGACCGCAGTTGGTTACCGTCCAAGTGCCGTTCTTTGTGTACGTCGGGTAGACCGCTTTCTGCGCGCGATAACGTACATACTGTCCGGCTGGCGCCGATCCCCCGCCATACCCTGAGAACCCAATTTCCCCGTTCCCACCGATGATCTCGTAGTACCTCAGGCATCTCGCCAGGTCGTCGGCCGGGTGGAGCGGCGCGTAGTCGGCCGCCACGCTGCCCGTCACCAGCATGGCGTTGTCGAGGTAATAGTTGACGTTCGGACCAGCGAAGTTGACGCCAACGCTGAACGAAGCCGCATTCGAGGCTAGTGTGGCAGTGATGGAGTACGTCGTATATGTCGTCGAAGTGGCCTGGCCTACCGCGCTGTACTGAGACACACCGTCGTTGATATACGGCTGGACCTGCCCGGCAACGTCGCTCCTGACTCGGATGCTGAAGCTCACCTGTACGCCACGGAAAGCCGAAGCGTACGGCTCGATGACTTGATACATAGCCACGCCATTGGTCACGCCCACGCCCGCTGCGGGCACTGTGGACGCGACCACGTTGACTGCCATCGCATACTGCGAGCGTAGGTCCGTGTTCGGCGCCGCCTGGCGGCTGACGCCCCCTGACGAGCCACTGCCAGCGCTAACTAACTGCCACCGATCCGCAGTAAATTGATTCACGCCCGAGAAGCTCGTATTGCGCTGCCAGATCTCGAACCCCCCGTTGGTGAGCAGATTCAAGCGGGCCGTGTCGGTGCCGAGCTTGGCGTTGGTGACCGCCTGGTTGGCCAGGTCGGCCGTGGCAATCGTGCCGTCCTGAATCTGGGTGGTGGTGATGGTGCCAGTGGCAATGTCGGTGCCGGTGATCGTGCCATCGGCAATCATGGCCGAGGTGATCGTGCCATTCGGAATCGCGCCTGCGGCCAGGGCCAATCCCTTCCCTGACGTGTGGTTGTGCTGGTCGACGGCCTGGGCCAGGACCTGCACGTCTTCTTTCATGAACAGATCCGTGCCCGCCGTCGCATATGGAAACTGCAGGCCGCCGCTGAAGTTGGTTGCGTTCTGGCGCGTCATTATTCAATTGCCCCCTACGTTCACGTTCACGATCATCGAACCCGTCATGCCCACTTTCCCTCCAACGTGGCCGCGAAGACTGAGCCACTCAGAAAAGAGCCAGTGACCGGAAAGAGCGTGACGTATGAAACCGCTGCCGCCGGCGTCAGCCACCACTCCGCGACGTAATTGTTACCGATGGCAGTGCCACCCTGGCGCAAGAAGCCATCGGCCCTGAATTTCTTGTACCAGAGCGTATTGGAGTAATTGTGGCAGGACACTTCGCCGCTGGAGGACGCGTTTGCATCTGTAGTCGCGGCGCTAATTTCGCCGATGATGCCCGACGTTGCTGGATTCCCACTCAGTGCCAGAGAGGGCCCAGTGTTCGCCCAGAACATCCCGTAATAAAGATAGTGACTGCCGGTATCGCCATTTACCTGGAGCGCGAGGCCCACACTATTTGCGGATGCTGTACTCCGTGCATCCCACGACAAGCGCAACGTCCGGTAAGTCGTCGCGAAGCTACCAGAAGTCGGTAAGCGTACGCTCGCAGTATTCGATGACAGCTCGACGTGTTGCGCTAGCACGAAGTCCGTGGAGCCACCACCACCGCCGCCGGCTTCCCAGGCGATGCCGTTGGTCGCCGTCGAGCGCGCCGTGAGCACATAGCCATCCGTGCCAACGCCCTGCCGCACGGGATTGGCCGAGCTCGCGCCGACGATCAGGTCGCCCTTCGTCGTGATGATCGACTTCGGGATGTACTGGGTATCGGTACCTGGGCTGCTGGTGGTGGTCGTGAGCTTGAAAGCGACCCAGGCATAGTCGGGCGACGACGTGTAGTTCTGGGCATTGATCGCGATCAGATTGCTGCCGCCCGTGATGAGGTTCGCCGGCGGGATCGTGAAGTGCAGCGTCGAGGAGCCGGGATCAGTGATCGAGCCCGAGACGAAGTTGCCATTGACGTAGATCCCCAGCAAGTGCGCCTCCGCGTTGACATCCAGGGTTGCCGTCGCGATGGTGCCCGCCGGCAGCGTGAACGTCTGACGAATGAGGGCCTGCTCGCCGGGCAGGCCGACAACTGGCGGTGTGCCGTCCCAGGTCAGCGTCCAGTCGAATGAGCCCGTTTGAAAACCGTCGCCGTAGCCCGAGACGTAGGGCGCGAAATGGTCAGCCGTCGAGAAGTTGCCGCTGAAGGCTGAACCGCTGGGTCCGCACGTGACCGTCGCCGTCTGACCATCCGACAGGCCACCGGTGCCCGGCACCCCTAAGTTGAGCTGCGTACCACTGGCGTCCTGAGCGATGAAGCCGCACTGCATCAGGCCGCCGCTCGAGTCGTGGCAAGTCGCGGTAAAGGTGTAGGTGGTGAATCCCCCGCCGCTGGGAATGTTGGGGTAATACGTCGGCGTGATCGCGCTGTAGGTGGCCGGTCCAAAGGTGCCGCTGGCGCTGGCCGTCAGCAGCGATGGATGGTCCGCGGCGAGTGCGACCGGCGACGTGCTTGGCCACAGTCCCGTGGTCCCCGAGATCGGCGCCAGCGTGCCGTGTGCAGCGCTCACCGCGTTGCTCCAACTCGCATCGCTGAAGCCAGGCGTTTCCCAGCCGCTCGGCGGTGCGCTGTTGGCTGAGCCCGTCCAGAGCGACCGAGCCTTCGCCGTGGTGGTCGAATTGACCGTGGTGGTCGCACTGGCAACCGGCGCGCCCGGCACATACACGTTGACGCGGCGTCTGGCGCTCTCGTCGCTGACGGTGACGCCAGGCCCCTGGAAGTTGAGGATGCGATGATCGTTGGCGATGACGGTGCCGTCGTCCTGGGCGGCGATGGTCACGCCCGGCAGCATGGACGTGACGATGTCGCGGACCTGTTTATCCACGCGCGAATACAGGCCCTCGAGAAACTGGATCGCCTTCGGGTCAGCCATCAGATGGGTGGAGGAGGATTCGTTTGCGGCAGGCCGCCGCCAGTCATGCCATAGGTGGCGATCCAGCCGTTGTCGCCGACTTCCCAGGCGTGCCGCGCGACCCACATCGGTTCGCCAATGGCCAGTCGATCCAGACAGTCGAGCAGGCACGTCAGACCAGGCCCGTGCGTATCGTCGCGCCATGACGGCGTGCTGGCCTCGACGAATTCCTTGTCGACATCCGGCAGCACCAGTGCGGCGATCTGGTCGGCGCGCAGGCCCGGATTGCTGTCCCACACACCCGTCTCAGGATCGACGCCGGATTCGATCATCTCGGCCTGGAAGCTTTCGGTGTGGCGCTGGCTCGGCACGCTGCCGTCGCCCTGAAAGGCGTTTGACCCGTACGCGTTACCCTGCACCGGGCCCAGCCCGTCGCCATAGTCGTGGCCCTGGACGACGACGTAGTTGCGGGTGCGCTCGGTATCGCGGCTGCCGCTCGAGCCGTCCAGGATGTCACTTGGCGCCAACGTGAAGTCGGGCGTGTTATCCGGGTGGCCGATCATCTGCACGCGGTAGATGGTGCCGTCGCGCGCCTGGTACGTGCGGTACAGCGTGGCGCGGTCGAGCTGCTGGATGTACGCCCAGGCGTTCATGCCAGGTTTCCAGTTGTAGGTTTTTGACACGCTACTGGCGGACCCAGGCCAATCGAAGGCCGTATGCACGCCTTTGGCCGTTCCGAGCACGGTACCCGTGCCCGCGATATTCGGCGCGCTGTACGTGACGCCGGGGACCTGGTCGAGCGCCCACTGCACGATCTGCTGATCGGTGGCCCCAAAGGGAAACACCTCGTCGAAGTAGATGTCTTCAGGCGGTACCCATTCGGCTGCATACGCGAGCGTGCCCGAACAGACCATCTCGATCGCCTTCGGGAAACCCGAAGGCCGAAAGCGGCGGACTTTGCCCGTGAAGCGGGTGACGTTATTGCCCGCGCCGGCGACGACCGTGATGTCGTCCTCTTCGTTGCCCGTGGCCGGCTTGGCCGTGACAAATACGCTGCAGCTCGGCCAGCCCGAGTCGGCCGACACCTCGCCGCGGGCCTGGATGACGTTGTTGAGCACCACACCCGCGAAGGTGACGGTGGTGGAGACGGTGCGGATGATGGCCGGACCCGCGTAGTTGTGGGTCCCCATGTCCGTATACGTGCCCGAGGCGAGGTCGTTGTAGTCGTTGCCCTCGAGCCCGCCCGGCAGCATGGTGCTGGCCATCAGAGGGCCGGTCCCGTGATCAGAAAGGTGGCCGAGCCCACGCTGCGGCCATTCGGCAAGTACGTCGGCCGCGACAGCGCACTCAGGATGCCGCTCGTCGAGCCCAGACCGTCTATGGCCAGCGTGCCGGCACCGGGCCCGCGGACGATGTCAACGACCACGTTGCTGCCGCCCAGTGGGACATGCACGTGGTACTTGGTGGTGACCAACGTCTGCAGCGTCAGCCAATCGGCCTGCGTCGTCAGGTACACGCCGAAGACGAACTCCTGCAGGTCGCCGATCGTCTGATGGGCCTGCTGGATGGTCGACTTGAAGGTCGCCGTCGTTGAACCGATGACAAAGCTAGACATCAGGTCCGTCGCAAGGGTGAGAACTGGATGATCGGCGGCGTCTGCGCTTGCCCATTGGCTTCGATGAGCTCGTTGTAGACCTGCTGTGAGCCGTCGGCGTTGTTGATGACGACCGTCAGCGGCACCTGGATGAGCTGGTCTTTGAAGGCCTGGGCGGCCTGCACCTGGGCGGCGACGATCGCGCTCAATAGCTGGTTCTGCGTTTCGGCTCCCTGGACGCCGGCCAGCAGGCCCTGCTGCGCGAGGTCCTGCAACTGGGCCTGCATGCTCAAGCGTGTCGCCGCGCGCCCGGCGACCACTACGCCGCGCTCGGCATCCAGCGCGGTGAGCTCCACGCCTGGCTGAGCACGCACCAGCCCGCGGAGTTGACCTCGAGCCGCTGCGCGTTCTTCGGGCGTCGCATACGGATTGGTGGCGATGAGCGTGGCTCGCTGCTGCATGTAGCGCAGATCTTCGGCAACCTCGGTGGCCGGCAGGGCGGCTTGCCGAGCCAGGATCTGCTGCTGGGCCATGTCCCGCTGCAGTGCCGCCATACGTTCGACATTCGGCAGCATCTCGAGCCGTAGGCGCGCCTCCTCAGCCGTCAGGTCGACCTGCTCATGCTGCAAGCGGACGCGCTCGGTCGTGGCGTTGATCAAGATCTGAGTCGCGGCGTCAACGGCTGCTTGACGCTCTGCTTGCGCGGCGGCGCGCGCGGCGGCCTCTGCGTGTTTAGCAGCCGAGGCGGCCGCCCGGTCTTCAGCATCGGCCACATGGGTAATCGCCACACTGGTCGCCGCGGCCGACTCCTGAACCGCTTGTACGGCATCGGCCAATGGGGGACCGGCCTCGTTTGCCTGCTGGAACGCGTCGCCCATAGCCTGCAAGGTCTCTACGCCTGGCCTGGCATTGATGTCCTGGAGCGCGTCGCGCACCTGCTGCAGGAACTCGATACCGGGCTTGGCATTGAAGTCCTTCATGCGCTGGAGCAATTCCTGCTCGTTTTTGAAGCCCGGATCGGTGCCCTGATTATTCTGACTGTTGGCAGCCAGCGCCGCGGTCAGGTCGTTGACGCCTTTGAGCATGTCGGCCAACACACCGACGACACCCGGCCCCGTGGTCGAAACGAAGTGCTCCCATTGCGCGTTCAGCCGCTCCTGCTGCGCTTGCAGGTTCTGGACAGGACCCGTACCGACCGTATCGGCCATCTTGCCGACCTCTTCGAGCGCGGCCCGGTAGCGCAGCGTGGCCTGGGTGCCCGGATCAAGTTGCTTGAAGACTTCGGCACTCGCACCGCCCATCTGGGTGTAGGCGACATACGCGTCGTCCAAGTTCAGGCCGAGCGCGTTAGCCGCCTGCGCGTTGCCCTGCATGGCCGCGGTGAGTTGCGTCATCGTCTGGGCGACGTCGGTACCCTCAATGCGGCTGAGCTGGAGCGCCACCTGCGTCAGACCCTGGACCTGGTCCGGAACCAGACCGATCTGTCGACCGAACTGGGCCGCGGCGGTACCCGCCTCAAGCAGCCCGCGGCGTGCGACGCCGGATTGCTCGGCGAGACCGGTGGCCCAGTTCTGGAAGTCGGCCGCCTGCGTCCCCAGGACGATCGCGTTCATACGCGTGGCGCGGTCGAGACTGATCGTGTCCTGGACGACGCTCTGGAGAACGGAGTGCACCGCGGTCCCAGCAATGGTGAAGGCTGACAACCCCAGCCCGACACCGATGACCGAGGCCCCAAAGCGAGCAAACTCGTCCGCGGTCACATGGACGGCCTCGCCCACCGCGCGAGTCGACTTCGCCGCGGCCTCTTCCGTCACCGCGACGCCTGCACCCCGCATCGCTGCCTCGAGGCCACCAGCTCGCTGGAAGGCCGAGGCACGTGCGGCGGCCTCAGCGATTCGTGGATTGACGGGCTGCTGGGCTTGCTGTTGAACCTGCCTGACGGCCGCGCCGTAACGCTGGACGGCGGCGGTGTCCGCGACGGTCTGGATGGTGACCTTGAGCTGTTCTTCAGTCGCCATCGTCGTCGTCCAGAATCACCGCGACGTCATCCGGGCCGAGTCCTGCCCAGGCCTGCGCGACTTCGCCTTCGACAACCAGGAAGCTGAGCACGCGCTGACGACGGTCCGCGTCGACATCCTCCCAGTACAGTGGCCCCGTCCCCTCGAAGCGATCAGCCAGCAGAATCGGCACATAGTCGAGCGGTGGGCCTAGGCCGGCACGCTGCCCAGGACGGCGCCGTTGGTCCGAGAGGTAGTCTCGGAGCGCTCGGCGCGTGCTTTTGGGATCGCCGCCGAATCGGCCATGGCCTCGACGTAGCGCAGCACCAGCGTATTCAGGATGTCGATGGGCAGATCCCGCGGCCCAAGTCCGTCGCGCGGCAACGGCAGCGGCTGGCCATCCTCATCCTGGAAGTTCCAGCCCACGACGATCTCCGAGAACGCCGCCCAGAACTCGTCGCGCTCCTGGCTCAGGAACGCGTCGTATGTGCGCGCGCGCACGTTGAGTCGCAGCTCGGCCAACCACCCGTCGTACCCGATCTCGTCAAGGGAAATGGTGGCGGTCTTGATTGGTAGCGATTTCATACCGATTTCACGACAGTGCCGCTAGCGTTAGTAGTCTCTTTACCGCGCACATCGATAACTCATTTCCATGAAAAGAGCCCTGTTTCTGGCCCCAGTTGCCGGTCTTGCCTTGTTCGCGTCTGCCATGCCGGCCAGCGCGCAGTCCGTCGATCTTGCCGCCGAGTTGCGTCAGGTCGACCATGAGGTGCTTGGCAATCGCGACGATGTCGATCGCCTCGAGCGGCAGATCAATAGGTGTCAGGATGTTGACCCTGATGCGGTCGTCGCGCTGGCAACCACGGCAAATGAGCTGTCCCAGCGTGCGGCGGCCATTGCCCCGCAGGTCCCTGGCCGGCAGCATGTGCTGGCGCTGAATGTCCAGTCGATTGCCGAAACGAACTTCTGGCGCCTGATGCACCCGCCGGTCGCCGAGCAGTGCTACGTGCCGCCTGTCGAGGAGTAGCACTACAGCGCGTTCGTCATGTTGCCGCGCGAGCGCCAGTTGGCCGTGAGCGCAACGGCCTGATCGACCGCGGTGCGCAGCGTCATGTCCACCCAGGCCGGCCCACCGAAGTATTTCGTCATGGCGTTCGACGACGGATAGAACGCGATGTTGGTCCCGTCGACGCTCTGCGAGGCGGTGCGCAGCGTGGTGTCGTCGGTGGCCCAGAAGCCCTCGACGGTGCCATTCGACGCGGGAAAACCCTGCACGCTGGTGCGGTTGGTGGCGCCGAACTCGGTGGTATCGACGACGTCGGTCGAGTTGTCCAGCGTGAACGCGCGCATGCCGCCGACCAGCACCGGCGTGCCGCTGCCCGTGGTGGACATGTAGACCAGCCCCGATTTGCCGTGATACTTGATGGCCATTCCCGTCTAGGCTCCTCTCGCGATGAGCCGATCGTCGAAGGCTTCGAGATCGGCCAGAACTTGGGCCGCGCGCGCGGCGAATGTGTGCGGCGCGACCTTGTCCCGCGCCTGGCGTGCGGCATACCGCCGCGCTGGTGAGTCCTGCAGGTACGCCCGCAGCACGTCCTCGAGATGGTCGGGGTGAAACGACGGCACCGCACCGTCGAAAATCTCCCGCAGTTCTGCGCGATAGTCGCTGATCTGAAAGACGCCGCAGGCCGCGAGCTCGTACGCGCGCGGATTCAGGCTGTCGGCCCACGTGATGTGGGAGACGCCGCGGCCATAGTCGCAGCTGGTGCGGTGCAGATTCAGGCCGATCCTGGCGCGTCGGTAGAGTTGCACGGCCGCATCGTTGCTAATCGGGCCGGCGTGGACGTAGCGGCGCAAGGGATGGCGCGAGCCGAGTAGCGACCAGTTGCCGTACAACCCCAGGTCGATACCCGTCCAGTCGACGGCGGCGAGTTGCTCGATGCGCTCCTCGAAACCCGTGCCGACGAAGACCACGTCATGCGCCGGCGTCTCCAGGTCCAATGCGTCCGGGTGGTGCCGCGCGGGATCGTAGGCGTGGCGTAGATAGCCGGCGCCGAGCGGCTGGGCGGAAGCCCGCTCAGTCGTCCAGATAACGTCAACGAGGGCCGCCAGCCGCGCCTGCGCCTCGTCCTCGTAGGGTGATTCGGTCAGCAAGACTGCCGTCCTGAGACGCGCCCGGTGCAGCATTTCGAGCACGTCCGGGTGGAAGTACATCCCCGAGATGACCAACACCCAGTCGACGTCGAACCGCAGCGCCATCTCGAGCGCCTCGATGCTGGCGCGATAGATCGTGTCCGGCCACGACGGCCGCTCTTCGGGCACTTTTCCCCGCGCGCGCCAGAGCTTATAGAGCCAGTCGCGCGCCAGGCCGAGCCGCGGCTCGAGCGCGTAATACCTGAGGTCGACACCGGGCACCGCCGAGAGCGCGTCGCGATACCCGTCCTCGACGTCCTTGGTCGAAAACGAGGCGCCGGCGCCGACCAACAGGATGCGCAACATTTAGCCGCCGCTGACTCGCTTGCTGGGATCGGTCAGTTGCGGCCCAGACACCCGGATGCTCGGATCGGTCGGTGCCTGCCCAGCCGGACCGGCCTGCGACGTGCGGCGTCCCGGTGTCCCGCGGCCACCCGGATCCCAAGGGGGAATCGCGACTGCGTCCCAGATCGTCGGCATTGGCCCACGCGAGCCGCGCGGCGTCGTATCCCAATCGGGTGCTCTATTGCCGTTGCCGTTTGCCATGACAAAACCCTCCTTCAGGGTGGGGTGGTGACCGGCGTGCAGCCGCACGTCGCGGTCGTCTGGTAGTAGGCCAGCAATTCTGCTTTGGCCTGATCGACGGTCTCAGCCGCGGGTTCGACCTCGACGCTATGGATCGCGCAATACACGCTGGTGTGCGGGCACTTCCAGGCCAGCACTTCGATACCGGGGCCGGTGCTGAGCTGGCTGTAGCCGGCGTTGTTGCTGCCTTCAGTCATGGTTTTATTGAGTCCAAACCCACTTGGTACCAGGCACCCACGGCCACCCGTGGGTCACGGAATCTATCGAATTCGCCCAGGACCTCGAAGCCCGCCCGCTGGAGCGCCCGTGCGAGCGTGGACCTGTCGTAGCCCCACTGGTGCCGACTCGCCTGGGCCGTCGAGAAGATGATCATCTCGTTGAGCTCGTCCAGGTCGCGCAGGTCGCGGTGGTGACCCGCGGGCCACTCGGCCGGTGCCGGCTCGTCGCTCACGTAGCGACGGAAACACTCGGCGATGTCCGGCACGAGGATGCCCAGTCGTCCCGCGGGCTCGAGCACGCGATAGCACTCACCCAGGAACTCGGCAGCCTCGCCACGGCTCAGGTGCTCGAGGAAGTGGCCGGCGTAGATCTCGCTGACGCTCTCGGTCGCCCACGGTAAGGGCGGCACGCGCAGCACCAGGTTGACGCCGGCATACGCCGTCTCGTCGACGTTGACCCAGCCCGGCATCCGCATGGGCAGGTCACCGCAGCCGATGTTCAGGCGCACCGTGCCGACGCTTATCGCCACCAGAGCTGCTCCGGCGTCGGTCGCGCGATGCTGATCACCTGGTCGACCCATGCCGCGTCGCCGGCGCTCAAGGCGCAGGCCTGCACCGCGGCGTCGTAATCCCCCTCGTAACGCAACCCCCAGGTCACTTTGTCGGCAATCCGGCGCGGCAGCACCATGCAGTCGGCGTCGATGTTGCCCAGCGTGAGCTGCTCGGGCGAGCGCCAGATCAGCTCGCCCCAGTACGCCTGCAGACGCAGAAAGATCGGCCGCACCCGCGGCTGCTCACGGGTCGCCACCTCGATGGCCGCCAGCGAATCCTCGGCGGCGATGTTGTCGTCCTGGGTGAACCAGACCCACGGCGCCGTCGCCTGTTTGGCGCCATACGTCCTTTGCGGCTGCCCGACGCAGTGCTGGCCAGCGTCGTGCTCGAGCCAGTCGTAGCCAGTGGCATGCACTCGCTCGCGCGCCTGCTCGAGGAGATTCGTCCGCCCGCCATGGGTGTCACCCACGACCAGAACCTCGAGACCGGCACTCTCGGGCTGCGCGCGTAACGACTCGAGCGTCAGCGCGAGCGTTTCACGTCCAACGGTCGGAATCACCACCGACAACCAGGGACTCACGTGAGCACCTCGATGCGCATGCTGGCGCCGAGGGCGGCCAGGCCGGCGATGTCGACGCGGCCATAGGCGCCGCCGCCGGTCGCGGTGGCATACGAGACCGTGCTGCCCAGTCGCGGATCCGCGTCAATCGCGGCTTTGATCGACTGCGCACCCGACGGGGCGAGGTAGGCGTTGAGCTCGTTCTGGGCGCGTCCGAACTGGGACTCGATGCCGACCAGGATCCAGATGTCGAAGTGCCAGCGCGTCGAGCCGCCGCCGTATTGTTGGTCGTAGGTCCAATCGACGAGCCGCGGATACGCCATCGGGAAATTCGGCTTGTCGGGCTCGATGGCATATGCGCGCAATCCGCTGATGGTGGCCAGCACGCGCTGCAGGCCGTTAGTGATGTCCTGGATGGTCGGCTCGACGGCCAGCAGCTCGACGCTCACGGGTTGCCGGTCCAGAGCGGATTGCCTGCCCAGTAGGCCACCGTGCGCAGCCCGAGGCGGGCGAAGGCCGCGGTGATGCGCGCCCGATTGTGCTCGTAGGCCGGCAGCATGAACGGTCGCGGCGGAATGCCGCGACGGGCGATCGCCCGCGCCAGGGCGAAGGCTTCACCGCGGAGCGTGTTCTGGTTGACGCGCGCGCGGGGCGCGTGAAAATGCCGCTGCACCCAGCCGAGGAGGGCATCGACTGGCGGCATGCGCGCGCCCGCGCGGCGGCCGAACTCGACGAAGCGTCCGTAGCGCACGTCGGGTCCCACCTCCCCAACCAGACTCGGATACGTCCCCGTAATCCGACTGTTGATGCTGCCCGCCAGGCGGCGCGTGTCCTGGCGTACGTTCTGACGCGCGTCGGCTTCGATCAGCAGCAGGCTGGCCTGCAGCGTCAGCCGCATGTCGCGCTCCATCTGCTCGGGCGTGAGCTGCAAGCGCCTGAGAAAGGCGTCCCACTCGGGTCCGAGCTGCACGCTCACACCAGGACCCAGGTCTCCAGCGCGGGCCGGCCCGAGCCGCCGACCGTGACGTAGTTACTGAGCAGCGAGGCGATATCGGGGTCGACCGCCTGCAGTTGCGCGAGCTGGCCGGTCTGCGGCGCTTCCCACAGCGAAAACGGCGCGCTCGGCCGATGGAAGAACCGATTGGCCAGGATGATGTTGGCTTCCTTGACGCCCGCCGGCACCGTGGCGCCATAGCCCCAGGTCCCGGTGACGCGGACCTGGTAGCCCGGCTGGAACCAAACCGTGGATATCGGCTTGATGCGGATCTGCAGGTAGCCGCCGTTGCCGGGCAGCAAAATCAGCGGATACAGGTCGTAGTCGGTGGCCGGCAGTTGTTCCGAGAACGTGGCATCGCCGTGCTGGTCGATTTCCACGAGGCTGACGCTCTGCACGTCGGGCACGTCCAGCACGTCGTTGTCGTAGGCCAGGAACAGTTTGGGCGACGCGCTGGTGTCGACGGGACTGAAGGTGCGTCCCGTGTAGGAGACGATCCAGTCCGCGGCGGCATCCAGCGCGCGCTGCAGGTCGACATCCGACGTGGTGTCGGTGATGCCGATGGCTTCCTTGAACTCGGCGAGGGTGACGAAGCTCACGCGGGCGGAACGGGCTCCGGCTCGGGCTCCGGTTGGGGCTCGGGCTCAGGATCGGGTTGCGGTGGCGGATTGGGCTCGTACTGCATCTAGGTGACTCCAGTGACACGCGCAAAGGCGGTCGGCCGCCACACGATGAACGCGGCGCGGAGCTCGGCCAGGATCGTCTGCATGTTCCTGATGAAGTTGTCATTCACCAGGCCGACGCGGATATTCGACTGTTCGCGATCGAACAGCGTGCAGCCCATGGCGAAGTCGCCGACGAGCGCCGTGCCCTGCGGGATCGCCTCGGATTCGACCACCGGCAGACCCCAGGCCGTGTTGGCGCCAGTCATGCTGGGCGGACCCATCATGTAGCCGCCGAGTGTGGCTGAGGCGACGTTCTCGCGCGATAGCCTGGCCGTCTGCCAGTTGTACGGGTGCATGACGATGGCGTTCGGCCGCGCGTGCCCAACAACCCGCACCATCGTGCGCGCCTTGAAGACGGCATCCAGCGTGCTGTCGGTGCCGAGTGGCTGGTTGCCGATGCCGGCGTTCAGGATACCCGTGAAGTTCTCGCCCGTCCCATCGCCACTGACGATCTGCGTTTCCAGGGTGAGGGTCAGGCCGAGCAACAGGCGCGAGTTGATGATGCCGCGGATCTGCGGCGCGTCGTTCAGGGCGTTGTTGGTGACCGGGATCCAGTGCGCCATCGTGTGCACGTTGGTGGTCATGGCCTGATACGTCAGCGCCGACTCGGGCTTGGTGCCCGTGGTGCCCGTCGAAACGGTCGCTTCAGGCGTGGGCGCCGCGGCGTTGGTGAAGGCGGTCTCACGCACCCACTCGACCACGTTGGAGTCGGTGCCCAGGCGTGGGATCAGGTCCAGCACGTTGATCTCGCGCTGCAGAATGCTGACGACGCCGGGCTGGATGTCCGGGAAGACCATCGCGCCGGCCGAGCCGCTGCCCGAGTTGATGATCGTTTTCTGCTCCAGCGCCCGCTGCCAGCTAATCAGGCTCGTGCCGTTGGCCAGCATGACAGCGAACTCGTTGCGGTGCAGCGATGACTCGAACCTGCCGGATTTTCTGAGCTGATTCCACTCGGCCGAGCGCACGAACTGATCGCCAGGGCTGAGCAGCTGCGGGGCCTGGTTGTTTGGTTGGACGTGGTTGTTCTGTGGGCGCGAGTACAGGTCCAGGCCGCTCGAGACACGCTGTTTGCGGTCCAGCGCATCGCGGAGCCGGCCCTCGTATTCGACGAGCGCATCGACGGTCAGCAGGTGGCGTTTGACCTGGTGCTCGTCCTCGGCGTCGGTGATCAGACCGTCATAGCGGCGCTCGATGGCCTCGGCTTTCTCGTACTGGTCTTTGAGGTTGGCCTGCACCTCGGCCAGCACCATGTTGCCGATCTGTTCCTTGGTAAACAGGGGCTCGGGCTTGTAGGTCGATTCGACGGTTCCATTCGTGCTCATACGGGCTCCAGGAGGTGCAAGCGCTCGAGACGACGGCGAGCAATGCCGAGTCTCAACGCGGTGACGGTGGGCCCGGTAGCAACGGGCAGATCTGCCCGCGCCGCCGCCTTGATCGCGGTGACGCGGGCCTCCTCGTTCATCGGCAGGGAGACGAGGGAGATCTCGAGCAGGTCGACGGCGCTGAGCTGCCGCACGCCGTCTGGGGTCAGGCTTTTTTCGGACGGCAGGTAGCCGATCGACATCGAGTCGATGGCGCCATCCTTCAGCAGTTGATAGGCGTCCTGACCGCGGGCGGTCTTGCTGAGCTTGAACTGACCATGCAGGCCGCGGTCGTCCTCTTCGAGGTCGACGACTTTGCCAATAGGCTCGGTGATGTCGTGCTGCCACAGCAGCTTGGGTACGCGCCGTGCGAGAGACTTCCGGAAGGCGCCGCGCAGGACAACGTCACCACCCTCGTCGACGTTGCCGAAGGTGCTGGCGTAGCCGCTGAACGACCAGCCGTCTTCGCGCGCCTTCACCTCCTCGAGCTCGAAGGTGACTGCTTTGTAGTCCACGCCGCGACCCCACCGCGCACTGGGGCTCGGCGGCCCTCTCGCGCAGCTAGGGGCTCTGCGGCCCTCGACGACTACCTGGCCGTAGTTTGGGGCTTAACTTTCTTGGGGTCAAGATGCACAACTTTGAGGCCCATGCACGTGCGGCATACGGTCTTGACGTTGCCGGCGGGTGCATCCGACTGAAACAGCAGCCGATTGCACTGGGGGCAGCGATAGTCCTTCACGCCGCAACTTGCCTGTAGCACTGGATGATGCGACTCCATGCCCGCGGCCACTCGAGCACGTTGGTGCTCAGAGCGTGTTCGGTCGCCACCCGTCGCCGCTGGGCTTTCCAGAGCCGGCGGCGCAGCTCGCAGTCATCGACCAGCTCGAGCAGCGCGTCGGTCCATTCGGCGGCGGTCTCGGCGACCAGCGCGTCCTGTTCGGGGGCGACGACAGGCCCGTACAGGGTGGGCGAGACGACCGAGACCGCGCCGGCCAGGGTGAACTCCCAGAGTTTGATGGGTGTCTTGCAGCGGTTGAAGTGTGACGGCGCCACGCTACAGCACGCGATGTCAACGTTCTTGAGTCCGCGCGGGTAGTCGGCGGCGCGCATCCAGGGGATGACGTACAGCCGCTCGGCCGGCACGGCCTGGGCGAGCTCGGGGGTGACGAAGCCCTGAATCACGAAGTTCACGTGTGGACGTGTACGCGCAATGGTTGCCCAGGCTTCGGCGACCGGCAGCAGGTCCTCGGCGTAGCGCGTCCCGCCAGCCCAACCGATCGTGAGTGGCGGCACTGCGCGCGGACTGCCGCGCAGCACGCGACGGAACCAGGCCACGTCAATGGCATTGGGCACCACCTCGACCGGCACGTCGGTGTACTGATTGACCACCTCGGCGAGCGTCTCGCTGCTGGTGATGACGCCGTCGCACAGTCGGACGGCCGCGATGCGGTCGCGACGATCCTGCTCGAGCCGCTCGAGCGTTTTGGACTGTTGCAGTGTGGCGTGCAATCTGGCCTCGATCTGTGGCGATAGCAGGTCGTCGTCGAGGTCGTAAATCACAGCCAGGTCAGTGCGATGAAGTGAATCGATGAAGGCGCGCGCGTATCGCTGGTCCTGCCATGACAGCCGCGGCAGGATGACCGCCTCGAGCCGCGTGGCCGCCAGATAGGTCCATTCCGAGGTGCCGAGGCGGGGATCGTCCTTGGAGCACCACCAGGCCGCGTAGCCGCGGTGCTCGAGCTCGGCGAACGGGAGCCAGACGCGCCAGAGCGTGCAGCCATCCTCTTCGCCGGTGAGCGCCAGGACGCGCGGCCCCTTGATCACTTGCGCCGCTTTTTGACGCGGGTCGGCAGCTTGCCTTTATTGGCGAAATGATGCCGTCTGACCCACGCGTGCCCGAACTTCCAGTTCAAAAACGCGCGTTGTTTCTGGGACCTGGCTGGCATCAGATCACTCCTTCCCGCACGACGGGGACGACGACCAGCGTGCAATTGGGATGGTTCAGTTGTGGACGATCGGTAATGGGAACCACGGTGTTGTTGCGCGCGCAGCAGGCCTCATCCCACTCGCAGCCGTCGATGATGCGCACGTGGTCGACCAGGCCGCTGGCGGCGTAGCGGTTCAGCGCCGACTCGTTCTGCGCGTGCTGCAGCTCGGTGCGCGCGATCATGTCGGCGCGGCCCTTCCAGGTCTCCGAGTAGAGCCCATCCACGCCGTGGTAGCCGATGTCGGCGCGACCGTGGGCGATGTCGTACGTTGAGAGTCCGAGCGCCTGCCCTACCCGCAGTTGCTCGGCGATGTTCTGGCGCGTGGTCTCATCAATGCGGACCACGCGCTGGGCAGCGTCCCTGAGCAGGGCGTTGACGTCGGCGTCGTGCACGCGGAACTGCTCGTCCATGCCGAACAGGCGAATCAGTGCCGCCTGCACCGCGGTGAGCATCTGCAGGTAGCGCTGCTCGAGAATGGCGTACAGCCGCGCCCGCTCGTCGTCCGAGTGGTAGATCTCGTTGACGTCAGGCACCAGGGTGTCTGCCTAGGGGACCCATCGTATTGACCCACGGCACGTATTTTCCGTCTTCGCCGATCACCATGATCCCGGAACGGCTGATGAACCGAGTTCTGCCGCCAAGCACAAATGACTGACAAGTGCACACTCTGCAGTGGTGATCGTCCTCGTCGTGGTCGTCACCGCGATGTCGGCACATACAGACCTTCCACGGGAGCATCGCTGGTCTATCAGGCATGCCGTTCCAGTTCGCGCGTGACGCGCTGGTGTTGGCCGGCGAAGTATCGATTGAGATCCTCGGTGGTGCCGGGCGTGCCGAGCGTGACCAGGGCCTGCAGCACGTCGGGCAGCATGCTGGTGGCCTGCTCGGGCGTGAGTGGCTGCTGGGATTGCTTGGTGCCGGGCAAGGCCGTGTCGGATTCCCCTTGCTGCGTTTCGGTCCCAGGCAGCGGCTGCTGCGCGGGTGGGAAGCCGGCGAAGCCAGACGGCGCGGCGGGCTCGAGCTTGTCCATGTCCGGCGGCAAGCCGACGTCGGTGCGGGCTTCGTTGGGTCGCACCCAACCGGTCTTGACGGCCGCATCGAGCCGCTTCCATTTGGCGTCCTCGTCCTCCTGGAAGGCGCGCAGGTCGGTCACGTCGAAGGCGACCTGGATCTTCGGATCGCTGGTGAACTCGGGCGTCAGCTGCATATTCAGCGCGGCCGCGTCGAAACCGTACAGCGGCATCAGCGTCAGCTCGGCGAACATCTCGCGCGCCTCGCGGAAGTTGGCGTACGTCGAGCGGTCGAGCCCCGCGCCGAGCCCGGCAATGATGGCCGGCACACGCAGCACCGCCGCGATGCGCTCCTCGGGGATGCGGTGCAAGGCCTTCATGTCCATCTGTTCAGGACTGAAGCCGTAGGGTTTCGCCTCGGCGCCACCCATCAGCACGCCGGTGCGGCCGCGGTTGTTCTGAGAAAAGCGCTCCTCGAAGCGCGTTTTCATCTCTTCGGCCTGTTCCATGGTGATGCTCGAGTCCTGGGGTACCTGGATGAGCATGCCGATGGTGCCGCCATTTTCGAGCATGCTGGTTTGCCACGCGTGGGCCTGCTCGTCGCCGGCGACCTCGCGCACCAGGCGCGCCAACGGCGAGACGCCGAGGCGGTGGTCGCGGTCGTCGATGCCCAGCCGGAAGTGGACGATGTCTTCGGGCGGGATCAATTCAGGCTGCTGGTGCGGGTCGAAGGTGTAGGCGTAGTACGAAATGAAGATGCCCGACAGTGCGTCTTCGCGCAGCAGCACCGGCACGATATTCAGTGGTGAGATCGGCCACAACTGGACGACGTTGCTGCCGGGTCCACCGGAGCGGATTTTGCGCCAGTAGGCGTTGCCGTAGATGTGTTTGCTCCACTGGGTCCACCACCACAGATCTTCGCGGCTGATGTACGGATTTGGCGTATCCAGGATCTGCTGGAGTGGATGGTCCGGTATTTCGTCTTTCTGCCCCGGTTTGCTTTCGCGGTACACCTTGCACTGCGCCTCCGGGTAGGAGACACCGATCGCGTTCAGACACGCGAAGACCGCCGAGTTAAAGTCCTCCTGGTGCCACGCCTGATAGGTGAGGCCTTGCGTGCCGGGGCCGGAGACGAGCGTGCCCAAGCGGATCGCGTCATACACACTCGGATTGGTGGAGACCGCCGGCGGAATGTAGTCCTGGTAGTAATAGATTTTTTGCTGGAGGACCGGTTGCACCGGCTGCTCCACCGGTCGGTCGCGGCGCACCGGGTGTGTGAAACGATCCAGCAAACTCATATAAATCGGACCTCCGCACCGCCCAGCATCAATTCGGTGATGGCCCAGACGCGCGCATCCAGCCGGTCTGGACTGGGATCGCCCGAGTCGGGCACCCAGGAGCACAGCTGGTCTTCGAGGATGGGCATGCCGGCGCCTACATGGTGTATTTTGCCCTGCTCGTCAAGAGACGCCACGGGCTCGGCGCGAACACGCTTGCCGCGGCTCGCCGTCACGAGTTTGATCGGCAGGCCAGGCTCGACCGAACGCAGCGTCGAGGCGACCATGTCGCCGCCGAAGTTCTTTTCGGCCAGCAGCCGATCGGCGCCGAGCTCGTGGTACAGCTGCACCGCGCGACGCGCCCAGCGCTCGGGAGACAGCCGCTCGGACACGTCGCGCAGGATGTAGCCGTGGCCGTCGGCCCCTTTGGCGGCCGCGATGATGCCGCATTCCGCGTGCCCGTCGGTCTCGCCACCGGACGGGTCGATGGCGACGACGATGCGCACCAGGTCGGGGGCGTGGGTGACACGGTTACGCTCGAGGTTCTCGCGCGTCCAGAGCGCCCCGGGCACGTCGTCCAGCCATTCGGCTTCGAGCTCCTGGCGGCCGAGGCGCGTGCCGCCGTAGCGGTCGTACAACCGGTTGCGGACCAGCTCCGACAGATGCGGATTTTGCATGGTGCTGGCGCGCGTCACGTGGGTGGTCGGCAGTTCGGACAGCGTGCGAACGAACGCCCGTGACTTGGGCGTGGTGGTGGCGATGGCGCGCGGATGGTCGCCCAGGCGCAGGCCAAACTGCGCTTGGAGCCAGGAGTCTTCGTTCCAGAGCGCGAGCTCGTCGGCCCACAGCATCGACCATTGCGGGCCGTTCCAGCGCGCCGGCTCTTCCGCCCCGAGAAATTTGACGTAACCCCCGAGGCGATGGTGCGCTTCGCCGAGCGAGCGGTTGTAGGAGACGAACTGATCACGAGCGACGGTGATGAGGCCGGAGACACCTTCGGCGCACACGTCGCGGACGTCTGCCGCGGTCGGGGCACCCACGCCGACGCGAGCCGCTGCACCCAGAGTCACGAGGTGCGAGAGTACGGCTTCGGCGCCGGCGCGGGTCTTCCCGGTCCCGCGACCGGCCAGGATCAGCCACACGTCCCAATCACCCTTCGGCAGCTCCTGGTGTGGCAGAGGTTCCCAATGCCGGCTCGTCGGGCTCAGCGGCTGGGCGAAGTCCGGCGAGAAGTCGAAGCGTGGTGTCGCGCTCAACTGCAACCAGTTGGGCAAGCTCGGCGGCGGGTTGTTTCGCAATCCACTCCGGGCGAGCAGCGGCTTGTAGTTGAGCTTGAATCGTCGTGATGTGATCGGTGATGAGGCCAAGGATCAGCTCGCCGAGGTCGACATCGCGCGCGCGTTGATCGGTTCGAACGGTTCGAACATCAGCCTGAGCCCATTCTGAGACAAGGCTCTTACTGAGGCCATACTGGCGCGCAGCCTGGGCGATGGTGGTGCCGGCCAGGACGGCGGCGACGACCTGGGCTCGGAGTTCGGCAGGATGCTCAACACCGCGCGTCATTCGTGGTCAGGGAGGGACACCGCTGCTGGTGCTCTCGTCCTTGCGTCAGCCCGCCCAGAATACAGCACGCGTCAGCGCTGACTTGATGGGGGGGTAGGGGGGGTCTCTCCGGTACGGTAGTGTCCGGTAGTGTAGTGTAGTGTACGGTAGACTGCTGACTGTCGCGTGACGTCAGCGCTGACTCAGCGCTTACTCCGTTGCGGTGGAGACGCTGACGCCGTGTCGCGGCGGCGCGCCGGTTGGACTCCTTGCGCAGCTCGCGCGACTCAACCAGTTTTCCCCCATATTCGTCCCAGTCATGGATTTTCAGCACGTCCAGCCCGGCCTCTTCGACAAAGCCAGCCGCCAGTAACGCATCCCAGAAGTCACCCGGTTTGCGGTGCCACAGACACGCGCGCGCCACCACCGGCTTATCCGCCGCGGCCACCAGTCCATTCGGCGCGTAGTCCAGCGCCCACCACCATAGAAAGTGCAGCACGCCGACGGCCTCCGGCACGCGCACCTTCAGCAACTGCGCCAGTCGTTCAGTCTTGGGATGATGCCCAAGGGCCTGGTGTGACTCAATCCACGCCATTCTGATATCCGCCCGTCACGGCCACCAGCTCCCCCTTTGCCAGAATATTCCAGATGTCTCGGGCGTCGCGCGGGCGCCACACGTACGTTTCTACCCCCGGGCATTCCATCAAGCGCTCGAGCGTCTGGCGCTGGGCCGGCGTCAGTCGCCCGTGCTCACTTTTCAACTCGGCGAAGATCACCCGCGGCGGACGCACCAGAATCAAGTCTGGCAAGCCAGCCCGGGTGCCCATCGAATCTTGCTGATGAAAGTCCTCCCATCCCAGAGCTTTGGCGTGGCGCCGCACACGTCCCATGAAGTGGGCTTCGCTCTCATCCCCAATTAGCCAGGCCATCCGCTGAACCGTCCATAGCGTAGTTGGTATTGAAACGGTGACATCGGCTTGACGCCGTGGCGCCGGTCGAACCAGTACTGGCGATACGCGTTCCCCAAACGCTTGAGCTCCTTGCGGTTCCAAGCGCAGGTATACGAGCACTGCACGCGCGAGAACAGGTGCACCGGACACACCGCGCTAACCGCCTGACTCACGCGCGCGTTGCGCCTCCTCGTTCTCTTCGCGTCGCTTGCGATCGAACTCCGCCATCTCCGCCTTGCGCTTCGCCTCGGGCGTCATTTCCGGCTCGGGTTCGGGCTCTGGCGGAATCGGCGCATCGTCGTCCTCCTCGCCGAAGATCCGGTCGTACAGCCGCGCGTTGTGGGCGACGCTCTCCGCGCTGTAGCGCGCGCGTTCGTCCTCTTCGGCGGCTTCCTGCCAGGTGTGCGGCGTCTGCGCCGGCGCCGACAGTTGCGCCATCTGCCGCGGAAATAGCTTTCTGAGAG